CGCAGGCGTGATTTATACAGGAACAGGCACTGTTACCTCCGGCGTCCCAGCCAATGTTTATGCCAGCATTAACGGCGTAACCGGCTCAAATCAGAGCTTAATGGCTCTTTGGACCGTTCCTGCGGGATACACGGCGTACCTGCTCCAATATGACATATCTAACGGGACGACTTCTAACACTCCAGCGGTCTGTAAAATGATTTTAGCGGTGAGGCCGTATGGCGAAGTGTTTCAGTCAAAGGATGTTAAGTCTTTGACAACAGGAATGCACGTTGAAGAAACTTTTGCAGTGCCTGTAAAAATAGAAGAAAAGTCTGACATAGAGGTAAGGGCGATATCGTCCTCCAACTCTGTCAGTTTTGATATTTCTGCGGCTTTCGAGATTATTTACATTAAGAATGTTGAATAGGATGGGCGGATGAACCCTTATTTAAGCGGTATTATGGCGCTCAGCCAGCTAAGCCCAGAGCAGTTTGACATGGGCATGCAGAGGTTCCAGCAGATTCAGGGCATGCAACCGCAAGGGTTGAGTGCGCTTCAGGCAAGGCAGAGCGGCCTTACCGCAAATATGGCAGGCGGAAATATGGCAGGCGGTCAAAGTCAGCTTGGTCAGATGCCTGCAAACTACACCCCTAGCCCGTCAGGGCCAAAAATCCCTGCTGGCTTTACGTCGAATGTGAGCACCGGAAACTCCAGTTACTACCAAAACCCGCAAACGGGTGAGTCGTTTACCATGTTTCACCCGCTTAATGGCGCCCCCGCGAGCATGGGCGAAATACAGCCAGCACCAGAGGGGTTTCAACCGCCGCCACCTCAACCGCTCAATGAAAGACAGATCCGGCTTCGGAATGGTATCACGCAATGGCCGTCATTATTAGGTCAGGCAATTCCAAACTACTCCATGAGGATGCCTGAACAGCAGATCGGTCAGGTATATACGGGAGAGGTGAAAGACTCGTCTGGCAATGTGGTCAGGCCGGCTCTTTCTCCTAGAGACTTTCAGCCTACTAGTGACGTATTTCCAACACAATACTCTCAGCCGACAATGTCTCCCTTCTCAAACGTGCAGGGGAGTTTTGGCACGGGCGCTATGCCCTATACCCAGCCCTATTATCAGCGCTCGTTCAACCCTTATGCCGGCGGCTATGGCATGGGTTTTGGTGGAGGAATGCCATCCTACGGCGGCTTTGGCGGCGGCAAGGGTGGCGGTCAACCCATGTATGGCGGTTCCGGCGGCGGCAAAGGTGGCCGACGCTAGGCATGCGGCGTAACTACCGCTCGGAGTACGACAACTACCACTCCAAACCCAAGCAGAAGAAAAACCGTGCGAAAAGAAACGCGGCACGCGATGCAATGGAAAAAGCGGGCAAGGTCAGCAAGGGCGACGGCAAGGACGTGGCCCACAAGAAGCCCTTGGCAAAGGGCGGATCAAACGAGAAAAGCAATCTAACGGTGGCTTCTCGCTCAAAAAACCGATCATTCCCTCGCACCAAGAGGGCACGGATGGCCTGAATGTCAGAGCTAATTTCACCTGATTTAGCAAACCATCTAAAGGGTGCTCCGCAAGAGGTAAAACTCAAAGCGGCAGAGCTTCTTGATCAAATCAAGCAAGCCAAAAAGAAAGAAAACGCCCAGAAGACCTTCATGGGCTTCGTCAAATATATGTGGCCGGCGTTCATTGAAGGGCGCCACCACAAGATCATGGCGGAGGCGTTTGAAAAGATTGCAAGGGGCGAGCTAAAGCGGCTGATTATCAATATGCCGCCCAGACACACAAAGTCTGAGTTTGCTTCCTACTTGTTGCCAGCATGGTTTCTGGGTCAATACCCAGAAAAAAAGATCATCCAGACAGCCCACACCGCAGAATTATCGGTGGGATTTGGCCGGAAGGTGAGAAACCTTGTGGACTCGGAAGACTTCAAAACGGTCTTTCCCAGCCTACAGCTCAGGGCGGACTCAAAGGCGGCAGGGCGCTGGAGCACCAATAAAAGCGGAGAATACTTCGCGATTGGTGTTGGCGGTGCCGTGACGGGTAAGGGTGCCGATCTACTGATTATTGATGACCCACACTCAGAGCAGGAGGGTCAATCAGGAGACCCCTCGGTCTTCGACAGAACCTATGACTGGTACACATCCGGTCCCCGACAGCGTCTACAGCCGGGAGGCGCTATCGTGGTGGTAATGACCCGTTGGCACATGCGGGATCTGACCGGCAAGATTATTAAATCCTCTACTCAACGCGCAGGCAGTGATGAGTGGGAGGTCATTGAGTTTCCGGCAATCATGCCTTCAGGGAAGCCCCTGTGGCCTGAGTTCTGGAGCCAAACAGAGCTAGAGGCTCTGCGTAGCGAACTTCCATCGTCTAAATGGAATGCACAGTACCAGCAAAACCCAACGTCCGAAGAGGGCGCACTTATCAAGCGAGAATGGTGGCAGGTCTGGGACAAGGATCGCCCGCCTCCGTGTGAATTTATTATTCAATCGTGGGACACCGCGTTTCTGAAAACGCAAAGATCAGACTATTCAGCTTGCACAACGTGGGGCGTGTTCTACACACCCGACGAAGATGGGGTTACCAAGCCCAATATCATCCTACTGGATGCTTACAAAGAACGTCTGGAGTTTCCTGAACTCAAGCGCAAAGCCTATGAGTTTTGGGCTGAGATGCAACCGGACGCATTTATAGTGGAGGCTAAAGCGGCAGGGATGCCATTAATTTTTGAGCTACGGGCGATGGGAATTCCGGTATCGGAATACACCCCGTCCCGTGGTAACGACAAGATAGCAAGGGTGAACGCTGTTGCTGACTTGTTTGCTTCTGGCGTCGTTTGGGCGCCGGAGACCCGATTCGCGGAAGAGGTGGTACAGGAGTTTGCGGCTTTCCCCTCGGGGGAGCACGATGACTTGGTTGACTCTTCCACGCAGGCGTTACTCAGATTCCGTCAGGGAGGGTTTCTCTCTCTCCACACTGACGAGGAGGACGAGTACGTTGACTACGGTAGGAGGGGAGACTACTACTAATGACCGAGGTAAGCGCAGAGGTTAATGCTTGGCACGGCAAGGTTGACGCCATAGAGCGTTGGCTGAGGCCGCTATTCCGCAAATACTCCAGTCTGGGCGGACCCGCTTACTTTGATACCAAGGACTTTCCTGTAGCGAAGACGCTGAGTAAAAGTCACGCGGCTATCAGGGCTGAGTTCGACAAGGCCAGAGTGCGGATGGATGAGTTCCCCCTGTTTCAGGACATCAGCCCTGAGCAGGTGTACATATCCAACGACGACAAGTGGAAGATGTTTTTTTTGAAGTCGAACAACATTCGCTTTGAGAAGAACTGCGCGCAGTTTCCCGAAACAATGAAGGCCGTGGATAGCGATCCCAGCATTGTCTCTGCTTATTTTTCCATACTGGATTCAAATAAGATGCTGGTTCCCCATGAGGGTCCGTGGTCTGGCGTGCTGAGAATGCACCTTGGCGTGGATATCCCCACGGACGGCAAGGGCTGTACCCTTTCGGTTCAGGGCGAACAGTATCGCTGGAAGGACGGTGAGGTTGTTGTCTTTGACGACACCTATGAGCATTTTGCGATAAACCTGACAGATCACCCAAGGGTGGTGCTGTTTATGGATTATATGCGGCCTTTGCCTTGGCCGCTCCATATTCTTAACAAGTTCTGTATATACATTGGTAGATACTTCCCGTACTACAAAGTCCCTCTGCAACGGCATAAAGAGTGGGAGAGCAGGTTTTACGGGGAGAAAGGCTAGTGGCTTTTTTGCAGAGCAACATCCCGCACTTCAAGTGCTGGGTGCGGCGTGAATACACGCACAACCACCAGAAGTATCACGGTGAGTTTCTTCATGCAATGGCGATTGCGGTTACCACGATGCCATGTCGATGCCTGAGCTTTCAGGTCATCTTTACTGGCGCAGAAACCTATGACACCGACGAGCCTAATGTGCATGGCGGCGCAATGTGGGCGCGGATGCCGATAACGGCGCTGGTTGGCGACACTCCATTTGAGGAATGGCCGGAACCAATGCCGGTATACGCGGCACAGCCTTGGGACTGCTCTTCTCGCGAGCACGCTGTGTATGTCCTTGAACGGGCGACACCGTGCCCTTGGCTGGCAAAGATTGATGGCGAGTTTTATCCCGCCAAGTACATGTTCACGGTGGACTACACCGACAGCGAAATTGCGGACGACCCTGCACAGCACAAGCAGAGCCATGTGATGGAGTTGTTAGATGCAGGCCCGTGGACAGGAAACATAGTGGCCTTGCCAAACAACCGCGTCAGGGTGACACACCCAGCGTGGTTCTCGACAGGCGAAGGCGCACCAGATTTTAGGCCGTCTCAGCATATCCATTACTCCAAATCGGATTTGGATTACACGCTGGACGTAAACAGAGTATTCGACAACCTATACGCAGGTAACGGTCATGATGAAGAAAACCTCTAAGATGTATGCCGGTGGCGGCAAGATGAAAACAAAGGGCTACCAGAAAGGCGGCAAGATGCCGATGGCAAAAGACCCCAAGACGGGAGAGATGAGACCCGCGTTTTTGGTGGATGAAAACGGCATGAAGATGGGCGGCGTGACGGTCCCAAAAACCAAAGGCTATTTCAAGGGTGGCAAGATTAAGTAATGGCCATTGATCGGGCAATGATGCCCTTGGCTGAAGAGCCGGAAGAGTCTGCGCTAGAGATTGTTATAGAAAACCCAGAGTCTGTGGGCGTTTATGACGAAGAAGGCGGCGTACTAATAGACTTAGACCCAGACGCGGGGGAGCTTTTAGGCGCCAAGCATGACTCCAACCTCGTTGAGTTCTTGTCGGATCAAGATCTTCAGCTTCTTGCCGGCGAGCTGGTCGCCTCCTTTGAGGCCGACCGGAATAGCCGCGCAGACTGGGAAGACTCCTATGTTCGCGGGCTAGACCTGCTTGGACTCAAATTTGAAGACAGATCAACCCCGTGGGAGGGCGCCTGTGGCGTATTCCATCCCATGCTGTCTGAGGCGGTAATCCGCTTTCAGGCACAAACAATACAGGAAATATACCCTGCAAGTGGACCGGTCAAGACGACCATTGTCGGAAAAATCAACGACGAAAAAACCGAACAGGCCCATAGGGTTCAGAATTACCTGAACTATTTGATTACCCAGCGCATGACTGAGTATCGCACTGAGACAGAAAAGCTACTGTTCTCATTGCCCATCGCTGGATCAGCTTTCCGCAAAGTCTACTACGACCCGAATATGGGGCGTCCGTGCGCAATGTTTGTGCCGGCAGAAGACTTTGTTGTGAGTTATGGGGCCTCTGACCTGTCAACTTGCGAACGCGCCACTCATGTGATGAAGCGGAGCGCGAACGAGATTCGTAAGTTGCAGGTGGCAGGTTTTTATGCCGACGTTGACCTGCCGCCCCCCTCTCCTGACATATCAGAAATACAGCAAAAGTATGACAGGCTGACTGGGGACTCTGATAATTACGAGTATGACAACCGGCACACCTTGCTGGAAATGCAGGTCAACATTGACCTGATCGGATTTGAAGACACAGACAAAGGCGTTCCCACGGGGATTGCCTTGCCGTACATCGTTACGATTGACAAGTCATCAAGAACGATACTGTCGATCCGGCGCAACTGGTACGAAGACGACCCGTTAAAAATGCAACGGGAGCACTACGTTCACTACCAGTATCTGCCGGGGCTAGGGTTCTATGGGTTTGGCCTTGTCCACATGATCGGCGGCTTGTCCAAGTCTGCGACCGCAATACTTAGACAATTAGTGGACGCGGGAACTCTTTCCAACCTTCCGGGCGGTCTCAAGTCTCGCGGCCTTAGGATTAAGGGCGACGACACTCCGATTATGCCCGGAGAGTTCAGAGATGTTGACGTTCCCGGCGGCGCCATTAGGGACAATATCGCATTCCTGCCCTACAAAGAGCCGAGCGGTGTTCTTTATCAGCTACTTGGTGACATCGTGCAGGAAGGCCGCAGGTTTGCTTCTGCGGCTGATGTAAAGGCTTCTGACATCAACGGCGAGGCCCCCGTAGGCACCACGCTGGCTGTGCTTGAGCGCGAGATGAAGGTGCTAAGCGCGGTCCAGAGTCGTGTTCATGCCGCTGTGTCAAAGGAGCTAAAGATACTGGCCGAGCTGGTCCGTGACTATGGCCCTGAGGTTTACCCCTACGAGCCAGATGAAGATCCGGTTGTCAGGGCTGATTTCGATGACCGTGTGGACATCATCCCGGTCAGCGACCCCAATGCGGGCACGATGGCGCAGAGAATTATGCAGTATCAGGCGGCACTGCAACTTGCCTCTCAGGCGCCGCAGATGTACGACCTGCCCCTGCTTCATAGGCAAATGCTGGACGTTCTGGGTATTCAGGATGCAGACAAGATTATTCCGCTTGAGGATGACATTAAGCCGACCGATCCGGTCAGTGAAAATATGAACATCCTGAACGGAGAGCCTGTGAAGGCATTTATTTATCAAGACCATGAGGCCCACATACAGGTCCACATGGCGTTGACGGAAAACCCTGAAGTGATGGAGCTGATGTCGAAAAGCCCCACCGCTCAAGCGGCTCAGGCCGCGATGGCGGCGCACGTTTCAGAGCACGTTGCTTTTGCTTATCGGCAGAGGATCGAAAAGGAGCTGGGCGTAGAGCTACCTGCTCCGGGTGAGCCGTTGCCAGAAGATATTGAATACCGCCTCTCTCGTCTGGTCGCCCCTGCGGCGGCTCAGGTCACGGGCAAGGCGCAACAGCAGGCTCAGGCCGAAAAGAATGCTCAACAGCAACAAGACCCCGTCATCCAGATGCAACAGAAAGAGTTGCAGATCAAGGAAGGCGAGGCAATGGCCAAGGTGCAGACCGAAATGGCCAAGATCCAAGCAGACTTGCAGAAAGCGCAAGGCAAGGCCGCGCTGGATATGGAAAAGCTCCAGACTCAAGAGCGCATTGAGGCGGCGAAGATTGCCGCCAAGATGGACTCCGTGAAAGACAACAATCGCTCCAGAGAGGAGGTTGCTGGCTTTCAAGCAGGCTTCGACATCGTAAGGGACTTATTGGATGACGACAAACCGGGCAAGTAACAACCTGCTGTCCGCACTACAAAACCAGTATCGCAATCACATGAATGAGAT